GGTCCGACTCTTGAACCACGATCCTCAGACCACTCGCCATCTGACGCGCCATCTGTATGCGCCACTGTCGTGCAGCTTCTTGATCTTCCATCCCATAGAACCACTCATACGCCTCATGGTCAGGCTGTCCACCCAACCAATCCACGAACTCCGCAGGATGAAACATGTTGCGGCCCGATGCCGCTAAGTAATCGTCAATAATTCTTTGACGTTCTTTCTTTGGAAAACCAGCCATTTCTTTTCTCCTTTTCTAGCTGTTTAATTGACCGCCGCGCCTTGACCCGCCGTAACTTACCGTTCGCCGCCTCCCCGCGCCATGACCGCCGTACCGTGACCGCGCCCCGACTGACCGCAACGTGACTCATCATGCCGCGCCTCGACCGCCGTACCGTGACCAGGCCACGCCTTAACCGAACATATCACACCTCACCTAGAGTGACCCCGACCGCCTTGCTGCACCGTAACTCTCCACGACCAACCATGTCTTACCGGACCCCGACCGCCAAACCAAAACGGGCCATGCCTGTGCCGCGCCCCAACTCAACGAACCCGTCCAAACCGGACCGTGCCCCGACCGCCTGAACAAACCGCAACCTACCCGACCAAAACGCACCGTGCCCCGACCGCCTGAACATACCGCAACAAACCGCAACAGATCTAACCGGATCTCGCCCCGACCGCCTTAACAAACCTCACCTCGTCCGACCTTACCTCGCCTTAACGTAACAAACGTGGACCCGCCTGAACTTGACCGCCTGACCCAACCGGACCGTACCCCGCCCTAACCGAACGTGCTCGACCGCGCCTCACCCAGACCGTGTAACCTTGACCAAATGGATGGGGGCACTCGGCCCCCGATCCGTTGTTATTATTAATTCTAGTATTATTCCGCTGCAACGAGAGTAACATCCCGACGGGATCTTTCCTCCGCCATGAACTGCATAAGCTCCGCCGTCTGGTCGTCAGCATACTCTGGATTGTCCAACGCATCCTGCTGTACCTCTCGGCCCTCCAACATCAACTCATCCCACTCCTCTTGGAACGAACCCATGCTGTCCTCAGTCAATACTTGGAACGTGCCAAACGATCCTCGGCCCTTCTCCTGTCGGAAATCCCCTATCCCAACAATCGATCCCGCGTTCGTCAACAACGACACAATCGAATACGCAGACAACGTCGGCTGCACATACGCAATGTCAACCTCCGCACACCAACGTGGCAAGTACGCACGGGTCCGCATGTCTGGCGTCTTGTTCATGTCCGCAGACCGAACCATGTCAATCTTCAACTGCGGCTTGCCCCAAATCTGAACGTGCGTCTGTGGCAAAAAGATCAAACGCTGCACACTCGTCTTCGTAATACCGTCAGTCTCCAATGCAGCAGTCGCCATCGCACCCTTGACACCAGGTGCAGGGAAACAAAGTAACGTCTCCCCAAACGGCTTCTTGTACACCGAATCTCGGTACTCCTGCTCTGGATTGTGCTTGATCTCCTTGCGCTGCGCAGCAGTCTTCTTGCCGCCACCAATCAACAGATCACGCATAGCCTTCGAACTCATGCTGTTAAAGTACATTGGGGTCGTGCCCATCATGCGTAGCTTTACGCGACCCTGCTTCAACGGTTGAATTTCCAATGCCGCTTCTTGTGGTGCTTTCTTCGTTGCCATGATATTTTCTCCTTACTTGGCTTCTAGTTGAAAGTAATTGTTTGTTGCATGCGGACCACCCGCATGTCAACCCCTTATTGTAGCTCTTTCCAAACTACACCTATGACATGCATCGGATTCAAAAAGATCACTGACCCATCATCCAACTCTATCATAACCCCATTGCTCAGACTAAAGTCCCATTCCTTCACGTTGTCATACGCAATGTTCCCCTGCTCCGATACACTCGGAAGCAATAGTACCTCTAACCTATGCGTCATCTGCACACTCCTCACAAATATATGCATCGTGGCCCATGCCCAACGTCACAACCTCTCCGCACTCACACAACCGCTCCGATTGACCATCACCGTCACAGGTCGGGCATACTTCCTCAACCTCGTCCAGATAGCCAATGTCACGGCCGAAACTTTGAGGTCGGGCCACCTCGTAATAGACACGGCCCACCCCATCACACTCGGAACACTTGTCAAGGATCGGTGTCTCCATCTCCTCGATCAACAGGTTCTTGATCTTACCCATCACCACTTGTCCCCGAATACTTTCATAGATCTTTCCTTCTTTACTTGTTGATAGCTTGTAAGCTAATGGATCTCGGTCCTCTTGTCAAGTGGGGGGCGGAAAACATGTGATTACATATATACGCTCTGAGCTAGGTTTTTTAAAAAAATATTTTTTTCAATCCAAATCTAGTGTATTCACCGTAATAAGTGTAATCACCCCTTGAAAACATTGGAAAAACTGCCCTGAGATGATTACAAAGTGATTACATTGATTACACTTTTGTGGGAAAATCGCCTATAGTAGAGTTGCACTGGGCGCATGAGCCTCTTTGGAAATGCATAGCTCCACCTGTCTATTGAAAACATCTCAGCCTTGGTTTAACTTGTGACCAGAACACAACGAGGCAAACATGGCATCCCTTGAAAAGAAAATTGAACAAGAACATGGTCGCCAACTGACCAACCGACAGAAAACTTTTGCTCGACATGTAGTCGAAGGCATCTACTCGAATGCTGAATGTGCGAGGAAGGCAGGGTTCTCTGCTGAAGCCGCTAACGTATCGGCATCTAAACTTTTGAATGGTCGTGATTACCCTCACGTTCTGGAATACATACAAGAACTTCGAGAAGAAAGAGAACGGCGGTATGGTGTGACAACCATCGGACAGCTTGAACGTTTGCATAAACTTTCGCTTGGTGCAGAAGATGCAGGACAATTTTCTGCGGCTATCAATGCCGAAAAGATCCGCTCCGCTTTGGGTGGGTTGACCGTTGATCGAAGAGAAAACATAAACACCATAGATCAAATGTCGCGGGATGAGATAACCGCTCGACTGGCTGCATTGCAGAAGCAATATCCACAAGCCTTCGTGATCGAAGGTACAGCAAAGGATATTACACCAGATGAGCAAGGGACCAGAGGCGAACTTTTGGCAATCGATCAGGACGAACCTACCGAAGAAGTGCTTCGCGACGAGGATTGAAAACAAGCACGGCGGAGGTGTACCTGATGTCCATATCGTATGGGACGGCATACCCTTTTGGATAGAATTGAAGGTAGCAAAATCCAATAAGGTAAATATCTCTCCTCATCAAGTCGCTTGGAATATGGCATATTGGGCTCGCGGTGGCCTGAATTTTTACTTAGTAAAGAGGGCCTCTACCCAAGAGATACTTTTATTTGGGGGAAATCAGGGGCCCGAGGTCCGAGATCAGGGGTGTCTTGCGCCCTGCGCCCTGCGCGCTGGCTCTGTTCCTGACTTGTTCTGCGCCCTGCGCCCTGTTTTACTGGGTTTGTTGCGCCCTAACCATGGCCCGAGGGCCGTTGGCGAATAAAAAAGGGGGCCGTGGCCCCCTGGTCTTTATGACATTAGTATTTCTTTTACTTCGGTGCCCGTTAATCCGACCATACCCGCCAGAGTTAGGATTGTTAGGTTAGGGTTCTGGTCGTAGTAGTCTCGGATCTCTTGATCCGTCCATTGCCAGGCGGGTTTCGGTGTGGCAACTACACCGTCTCCGATGTAGATGCCTGTGTTCCAGTCTGGTTTTACTTGCGGTGTCTTTGCCATTTTTAATGCTCCACGATTGCGATTGATTTTGCTAGGCTCGAGCCCTTGCATAATTTGCAAGCGGTGCATTGAGCGCGGCGCCCTGCTTCTTTTGATGCAGGGCAAAGGGCCTCGTTCGCCTTGTCTAGGTCGCCTAGATCCGCGATGACTCGGAATGTCCGGTGTCCTTGCTTCCAATGCGCGACCGCTTGCGCGTGTGAGTCTGCGCTTTGCATTGCGATGTCGGGGCGGAATCCGGATTGGTGGCTATAAGCGGTCCAAGTGTCCGCTTCACTTAGAAGCTCGTCCCACACTTCGGACGGGACGGCGGCGGGATCTCCGTATGTCCCGACGCGAACGAAACGACCGCGGCCCATGACCCGAGCGGGCCCGTCTTTATATACGCCGCGCAAGTATGCTTTGAAAACAATCAAAACGCCTTGCCCTAAGTTAACATAACAGCGCCGTCCCTTGGCTTGCTTGCGCTGCGGATCCGTTGTGACCTCGCCGCGCATGGTACAGTCGCCGCAAATTGAGAAGTCTTCGCCCGTTTTGCTGGCCTCGAGTGGGTTGATATCGCTGCGCAATATGTAGGTTTGCACGACCTTTCCCGTTTTGGGGTTGCGGTTTGAGTAGGTCGCGATGACCACGATAGGCTTTCCATCCAAGAGGCTTGGCCCGTTGTAGATGATAGCGTGTTGCATTGTTTTTCCTTTCTAGTTAACGATTTGATATTAACAGATTGTGAGCGGGGCACAAGTTTTATTTGTTCTGCGCCTTGCGCGCTGGCCTTGCGCGCTGGCCTTGCGCCTTGCGCCTTGCGCCTTGCGCCTGGACAAATAAAAGAGGGGCCTTGCGGCCCCCTGGTTTACCATTCTTTGAAGTAATCCTGGTCTTTGTATGCTTTGAGATAGGCTTCGATCTGCGCCCTGGTCATGTTTTCTTTCTCGACCCGCTTGCCTTTGTAAGTTCCGTCGGGCCAGTAATGCGGATCGATTGCCCTGCCATAGTAGGCATCGGCCCCGCCTCTATCTTCTGGTGATCCATGTATCATAATAAAAATCGGGGGGCCAAGCCCCCCGCCTCCTTAATCCATAAGTTCGTAGCTGATTGATGACTGCACATCCTC